GAGGGCGAGGCTCTTATTGGAACTATTAAGAAAAACCTACAGAAGGGCAGTTACCTTACTAAGGAATACAGATTCTACGAGGATGCTAACTACGTTCCCTCTCAGGAATCCAGAAACAATTTAGTTAATTCCCTATCAAAGGCATTCAAGAAGGATGGATCTAAAAACCCACAAAAGGATGCTCTCGATATGGTCAGAAAGCTGGACAACAGTCGGGACTTTGCCAGAAGGGGAGTCAGCGCTAATAGGGGAATGAATGTTATTGCTGAGAACAATAGACTATTCAAGCAAAGAAAAGTTCTGGACAAGACAATGAAAGAATTCCTTGGAGAATACGACACTCCAGGTGAAAAGGTATTCGGCACTATATCTAGGCTTGGACGATTGGTCGCACAGCAGGAAGCAGCATTAAAAATTTCTGACAACCTTCAGCTATCTGGTTCGGCTATACGAGCGAATCAAATACCAGTCGGTATGGAAGGTGAATACACCCCCCTTATAATCAACAACCAAGTTATTAATAGAACAATAGGACAGGATGCAGCCAAGGAGAACTTGTATGTTCTGAAGGAGGTAAATGAAGCGATCAAACAACTCTACGCTACTGGAGTTCCACAGGACACTAGCTTACTGGTTGAAAATGTTTTTACTAAAATACTTAGCTCCACCACTGGCTTGACTAAGTTCGTAAAGGTTCCGCTGGCACCAGCCGCTTACTCACCTCAGCTAGTAGGTAATGCCTTTATGATACTAGGACAGGGAATGAACCCATTCCGCGGCGTTGGTAAAGGGCTACGTGTAGCTGCCAACGAAGTCCTTGGAAAGGGATTAAGTTTGAAGGACATTCAGAGATACAAGAGCCTAGGTCTAGTTGATAAGGAAATATTCTCTAGCGATATCCGTAATGCTTTCAACAAGGGATACAAACTTATACCAGGAAAGCTAGGAAAGGGAGTTGACTTCGGTATGAAGAAACTGGGCAAATTTTATAGTGCTATTGATACTGCGAATCGTATTACCGTATTTAAGAATTACGAAAAGCAACTAAAGAATTTAATTCCGGGTATTAACAAAGAGGGTTCCTCAAACTTTTTAAGCAAAGCAGATCGAGACAAGCTCGCGGCGGAGTTAACTAATTCTACTTACCAGAACTACGATAGAATATCTCCTTCACTCCGATACCTATCCAGAGTCGGTGTGCTTAACGAGTTCGTGTCCTTCAACCTTGAGTTAACTAGGACTACGTTCAACCAAGCTAGGTTAGCCAAGTCTATGGTAAATGGCTCGTTTGCTAAAAGGATGAAGGATGAATACGGCGTGACCGTGAACCAACGTGCTGCCGCGCTCGAGGGATCAAAGAGAATCGTCGCACTATCGGGTGCACTCGGTGCCGCCACAGCAGGCATAGCCGCATTCAATAAGTTAAATGGATTCGACGACGAGAAGGTTCGTGCCATTAAAGAAACTGCCGCTCCATCTTGGGATCAGAGTAGTGCACTCCTAGTAGAGGACCAGGGTGAAGGAAAGATTGGCTTAATCAATATGGGCTACAGAATGCCAGCGGCTGAACTTACCTCGATGTTTCAGGCGGGAATGGGAACTGGTAGTTACTCCGATGCCGCTTCGGCTGTATTTCAATCCTTCACGGATAAGTTCTTTGGCACGGGAACAATGAATGCTAAGAATATAATCAACACCTTGCAGGACTACAATCCAAATACTGGCCGTAAGATATCTACTAGCGTCAATAGGCTCGATAGGATTATTGACCAAGGAACCTTCTATGCCAAGCAGGGGTTCAACCCCGGATTTGTCAGTGACATAAAAAAGTGGGACGAAAGAACCTCAGGTGAAATGGGAGCCAGATATCTGACTGGAGAAAGAAAGTTCAATACTACATATCTAGGTGGAGCATCCTATAGATTCAATCCAATCAATGACAACTTCAGGGGAATCCGAGCGGGTTACTCAGGCTCCCTTAAGCGTTCCAAGAGTCCAAGTGAAGCGGGTCAGTCATACGTTGAATACAACGAGAACTACCGTCAGAACGTAGCTGAAACAATTAAGCACGTTAATAACTTGAGGATACTGGAACAGACTGATGAGGATATATACAAGACTCTCCCTAAAAATTTCTCCAAGTTCTTAAAGGATATGGTTATGCAGGGTAAGGTTCCCGATATGCGTATATCTTCATCCATCTCGGGACCAAGGTTGGAAAGAATTGAAGGTTACGTGGAGAACTTTAAGAAGTTACCACGCGAACTTGGGTTCAAGATGCTTGAGCAGGAAGCTGCGCTCGGTAAAATTAAGACGGCTGATGTCAATGACATCATAACTATAGTCAAGCTACAGCAGGGTCTATAAAAAAGCCCCACCCCTTACACAAAAGGGATGAGGCTAACTATGAACGAGGCGTAAAGAAGGTGGAACTACTAACAACCACCCGCCGGGATTACTCCTTGGGCTTGCCTCTTTCAAACATTATACATCATTGGATTCAAGGAACTCCTTGAGCTCTCGCTTCTCGTCCTGCAAAGATTTTCGTTGCTCCTCCATTCTCTCTATCCTGTAGGATAGGGTCCTGGATTCGTGACGAATCATTTCTATTTGCGTCTGAATCCTCTCGATGTTTTCTTTAGGTATTGGCATAAAGTAAAAATTTAATTGTCAATGTATTCATTTCTAAAAACAAATACATATTTCTGGCATAAAATTGTCAAGGGTTTGTGGACTTAGTATCCACAATTGTCGCGTCCTTGTTGTAAAGGTATCCAGTCATCTTTTTGACTGTCTGAGTTCTGTCGAAGTCAGTCTGCCAAGGCATCTTCCTGCTGTGAAACCTGAAGTCGTAGTCCTGCCTTATTAATTTAGAGATATTCCAAATATAAAGGTAACCCTCGAACTCGTTCACGTATATGAAGTCCTTCTTCACGGACTCCGCTAGTCCTATGTTGGTGTCCAGCTTTAACTCCTCAATGATCCAAGGATCGTAGGCCTTGCGCCTGGACTTGATTTCAAACAAGTAGTTGTCGTTCTCGTAATCAAAGGAACTGAACTGATCCTCAGCCTTGATTAGTTTACTGATGCCCGTGAAGGCTATCATTATCTGCTCCGCTACTTGTGCTTCAGTCATAGGTGCATTCCTTTCGCCCTCTTTGAGTGCTTCCATCCGTTCTTATTTATACCCCAGCCAGTTATGTTTCCGATATTGTGGTATTCGCAAAGCTCTTTTCTGATAGCTTTACCTAGCTTCGAGGCTTCCCTGATCTGGACTGACACTGAGCAATTGTATTTATCATTTAGTAATTCCATAAATGACTTCGGCGTAATGTTCATAATTTCTCTAAGATTCTTAGAGATACTTTGAAAATGTTTTGATGGTCTTCGACCTGCTCCTTTATTCGACATTATGTAAATCTCCCTAGGCAGTGATAGAATTTTAATAGACCGCCAATGTCCCGCTGCCCTTCTCGGTTCTTGGCTATCTCGTAATACATCTTTGTATAAGGTCCTTTGTCATCAATCTCCTTGGAGGCTTCAAAGTCCCCATCAGTTGGATACATTAGCAAAACGATGTCAGCATCGTTCTCAATGTCCCCGGAATCCTTGAGGTCATACAGCTTAAGCCTACCGTTCTTGGCTCCCTCTCGGTTCACCTGAGCGAGTAGTATAACGGCTATGTTTAAATCAATCGCCATCTGCTTTATCTTGTGCGAGATGTCGGCTATACCTTCAGCCTTGCCCATCTTAGAAGAAAAGGGAATGAGTTGTAAGTAATCAATCACGAGTAACTTTACTCCGTATTTGTTAACGAACTGCCTGGTTTGACTACAAAGATCGTCGGCACTCTTGACCGCGTGAGATGTATATATGGGTAAATCAGCGAGTTGATTAACAGTCTCGGTTACCCTAGCCATTTGTTTGTCAGTAGCTACGTTGTCCTCCACGCTACGAATGTTTACTCCAGATATTACTTGGGTCAAACGCTTTGTAAGTTGCTTCTGAGGCATCTCAAGTGAGAAGATACCGCAGTGATGGCCGTCCTTCTTGACTGCCTGTAGCGCAATGTATAGGGCCAGGGCGGACTTACCGCAGGATGTCGGCGCAGCAATGGTCATAACCTCGCCCGCGGCTATGCCTCGATTGCCTAAGTAATCATCTAGTTTATTGGTATGCGTCTTTACTACATCGGGTTCGTATTCGCCGGACTGCATCTTCTTTATATCCTCAAGTAATTCCTTGGCGGATTCGCCTATCTTTACTTTGGATTGGCTGGCCAGTGGTCTAGACAGCAGGGTGTTCTCCAGCTCGGAACGAATCTCGTCGTAGCCCTTTGTCTCGGACTCAACTTCTTCGACGGCGAGTCGGCACGAACGCATAAGCTCACGGAGCTTTGATTTTTCTGCCACTATATGCGCAAAGTATGAAGCCTGAGCGGGCGTAGAAGCCCTTTCGGTAATGGCAAGTAGCCCGGCTATCCCGCCGACCTCATCAACGCCTCTGAGGGTCTTCAGATGCTCCAGAACGGACACGTCATTCAAGGGCTTGCCTTGAAGTGCTAGTGCTCCGATTGTTTCAAATAGTAATTGGCATCTCTGCAAATAAAAATCGCCCGACTGGACGATTTGAGTAACGGAATCGTAGACTGATGTATCCTCTTCGAGTAAACAAGATGCGATTAATCCTTCCTCCGCTTCAGCATTATGTGGTTGCTGATGAACCAGTAGTTCCAATTCGTCTTGATTCATTCTCAACTGTTGACAAAAGAGAGCGAAGCAATTGACCCAAAGCGTTGTGCTTTATTCTTATTTCTTTAGGTAATTTCAGGGCATCAATCTCGTTGTGAATGTTAAGGGATACCTCTGCGGCTTCTATAATTTTTGTCATTTTTTGTTAGTATATTTGTGAAGTTAAGAACACTTGAACCCCCCGCCGATTTGCGGAGAGCCAAGCATTCTAGCACAAGGACTTACTTCTTTTCTTCTCTTTCGAGCATCCCTATGGCTATCAATGAGTAGCCAATTAGGTCACGAAAAATGTCCTTGGATTGATCGCCTTTAGTGGTAACCTGGAGCGACCCATCTGAACAGAAAGCCTTAGCTCTCTGGAATTTATCCTGCATACGAATGCAGATACCTGTAAGGGGATGAACGCCGAACTCAGTAGAAGCGTCAAAGTTAGCGAAGGGGTTATCGCAAGTCTTGCCACCCGTGTAATCCGAGTTCTTGTTAGCGGTCATCGCAAGGATGTCATCCATCTCTTCTGAGCGGAACTTATCCCACCACCCTTTATCGAAGTCCGCCATCCTTAGAAGGGGGAGTCATCACTCGTTGGCGCACTTGCTCCGACTGGAGCAGGGGTAGCGTTAGCGGGTGCATCAGCGGGGTTAACTGCTAGTGACATAAAAGATAGACCGCTCTTAGCGACCTTCTTCCATCCTTTGAGGTAGTAGGTCTTACCCTCTACGTCAATCTTCCCGTTGTAATCAGGTTGATTGGGTTTTTCTTTGCGGTCATTCACGAAGAATGTCCCGGTGTTGGTGTTATCGTATTCAGCCATAGTATTATTGGTTGGTTAGAATTCAGTTGTTGTAACAACTGGTAGAGATTTGCTCTTGCCGTGAGTGTTTGTTGCATCCGCATCCTTGGTATCGTCAATAGCAAAGAGTCCATTGAGAGAATACTTGCGAGCATAAGAACTAGCGGAGCCAGTAATCTGTGCCTGGTCCATACCCTTCTTGGTCACGGCGTGTTCTGCGAACCCCGTTGAGGAGCCGATAAGTTTGGCCTCCTCATTGTAAAGTTCAGCATCGGATCTAACAAAGATGCGTTCACCGTGTGCCTCAAGGCTGTCCCTTGATACAAGTGCGGAACCGTATTTTTCTAGTAATGGTTTGACCGCCGTGAGGATATCCTCAGCGGAACGGTATGAGTAATTGCCGAAGTTATTTCTTTGACCCTTAGGAGCCCTGAGCTCCGACTGTATTTTTTGTAGTATGTTCATAGTATTTTTTGGTTAGTGCACGATACAGTTTGCATCGTTCTTTTTCATTGGAGCAGGACTCAAGTTCTTTCTTGGTCGCTCCTAGAACTCTTAATTCAACAACCTGTTCAGCGGCTGTCAATGAATTTTTAAATTTTTTCGTAAGTTGTATAAGTCCAACGGGGTGAAGGACATCCAAGGTTTCTTGTTCGAGGTAAGCAGCCATAGCATCGAGGACACCAGGCAAATGTTCCTTGTCACCCTTGCACATTCTAAGATAGAAGTTCTCCACCTTACCAAGTAGACTGTTCGCTTGTCTGGATATAACACCGCGAACCATCCCGGTCTGGTGGTCGTGGTCAAGAACCCAATCGTCTTTCTTTGAGGCCAGGATAGGACAGCACAATGGCTTGTGCTTCTCCCTGAATTCTTTTATTTTACTCTGAGGAAGATACGTCATAATCTTTCATCCATTTTCTTATACTTATCTCGGTTATGTTACCGAGTTCTGATTGGATTGACTTGTATGTCAAGCCTTCATTTCTTAACTGATGAGCCCTGTTTGCGAACTCCTTCTTTTGATCATCGGTAAAATACCGACGAGGTTGCCTAGCTTTCTTTTCGTTGCTTATTAAGCCAAGGCGTTTCATTTGTTTGAACCCCTTGGCCTTGCACTCACTTAAGAACTTATTCCTAGCGATCATTGCCTCGAACTCCTCGTCGTTATGATGTGCTTCCAATAAATTAAGTACGCTTGCTACTGGATTGATATCGTTCATTCTAATTCTAATTGTTCTATTGATAGTATTTGCCCAGTCGCACCTCGCTTAAAGACGCATCGTCCAGCCTTGTCGGGAACTTTTTTTAGTATATGTTTCAATGCTGACTTCTCATCATTAGCCCACTTGGAAGTCCTTCCCACGTAGCCATCAGGCATACCGTTCATAGTGTATTTAATTTCGTATTGATTCATTTCATACGGAGCAGCCAGTAAAGTTCAGCGCACTTCTTCGCTACCTTTATTCCTTTCTGCATCTCGCTTTCCTTCCAGTCCTTGTGATGATGCTTCTTTGTATCGCAGTCAATCACAACGGATCGACAGGCTGGTAAGTAATCCAGCCCGTGTTCCTTCATCAGCATAAATGATTCAATGGCTAACTGCTGGCAGTCCTTGGGGTATGTCTTAGCCTTGCCCTTGGTGTTAGTCCTGCACTTGTAGTCCGCCAAGAATAACTGACCATCGGAATCGTGACCAATGAAGTCCACGCTACCGGCGATCTTGATTCGGTTACTTGCTACGATCTTCTCACAAGCGATTGGCTTAACACCTTCAGTTTGAATCCATTCGACGAAGGGTGTAGCCCACTCGTCCCAGACACTTGACTTGGGCTGTTGGTCTGAGTAAAGGAAGTTGTAATCAACGTGATCCTCAATGACCTTGTGAACAGTGGTGCCGAACTCCGAGGACTCAATGGTCTCACCAGTAATAGGGTGCTCCCTTGTTCCGTATGTTAGACGCTCGATGTCCTGCCACACGAGGTTCGGGAACTGTCGGGCCAGGGATGTAATCATCTTGGGTTTGTAGATACTATCCAAGAAGGAATCCTTTACTATGCCAAGGACAGTAGTAACGGATGGGTATACTTTTGTTTTCTTCTTAGCCTGAGCTGGGGTAGTTATGTCACCCTCGAACTCTGGCTCGGATACGTCCGTGCAATTGTAGAAGTGCGCCATTATAGTTCCTCCTGATCCATTACGTATTCGATTGCTTGACGAAGTGACTTGATGCTGATGCCATCGCAGGGCATTGAGACTATCGGATCGAAGAATCCTTCCTTGTGGATTTCACAAGTGTTAATACTTCCGTCAATGTCCGCTTGCCAGATGTGTGTTAGACCCTGGTCAGCGAAGTAATCAAAAACTTCTTCGGTCTTTCTTGGCGGTAACTCACTGTGTTCAACGACTTGAATTGCGGAAGCAATCTCGTCGGCTAAAGCAGGAGATGTCTTGGCTTGGTGCTCAAGTTCCTGCGCTACTTCGTATGCGTTGTCCTTGTTTATGTTCATCATTGTGTTAGTTTATGGATTAGAGTTGCTAGTATTACTGAACCCCCGACTCCGAGGATGCAACAGAAAACTACAACGGCGGAATAAAAAACATCCTTACCGCCTTGGACTAATTCTTCGTATTCATTTTTCTTCATATTATTTATTGGCTACTCTCTGGATTAAAGTTACGAATGCCTTGGCGGCAGTCTGATTGACAACCCCGTTGCCTAGCAATCGGAGTCGATCCACTCGGTTGGTAGTTGCGTCCACCCCACGGGTAGTCCCATTAGATGCTCGACCCAGTTCGGATTCAGCTTGCCCGTTGCTTTCCCGCAGTGACCCGCTATGTCCTCCTCCAAGTTGGACTTCTTCCGATTGGCTAGATGCTCGCGGTTCTCCTCCGTTATCTGAGGATGAACCTTGTTGGCTCTTGGGGTCGGCCACGACTCTTGGCTCTTCCCACTCGTATTGATGTTCTCCCGGTCGAGAAGGCCATCCATAACTACAGTAGTCAGGCTCTTTTGATTGCCCTTCTTGCCCCTCGTCCTGT